GGCCAAAGACATTGGCCCTGCGAAGTCCGGTGCAAAGTGCAAAAACGGTGGCTGGCCGCCAATGCACTGGCAACGCCTTGATCAAATCAATGGCTTGCTCTTGCGTAAAATAAGCAATCCTTCGTTTAGGCTCGACGTAGCTTTTTAAAGTAGGTGCTCGGTCGATCCACTCCCACTCGCGCTCGGCAGCCCGCAAAATCGACCGCAAAAGCGCCAAGTAGCGATTCTTAGTGCCATTGGTGGCAGGCTCACCAAAACGGGTTTTAAGCGCATCTAAGCGGTCTGCGACCCATTGCCGCGATATCTGATCAATCGTCATCTTGGCGCAATGTTTGCGCCAAAATTGGATGCGTTGAGCATCGTCGGAAAGACTTTTCTTGTGCGACTTCTCACGCAGCCATCGCAGGGCAGCTTCATCAAAGCTTCTTTTTGGTTTGTCGCCAAGCTTAGCTTGACGCCATAAGTCTGCCCTCAACTGGTCATGATATTCTTGGGCCGCTTTGCGGTTATCAGTTTTAGTACTGCATCTAACTCTTTGGTGGCCGACTGTGATGTCAATCCAGAGCTTGTCACCTCGCTTGTAGATTCCCATTTTTTCGCTGCCTTATTCGCCGTTGCTTCCAAAATCGCTTGTGGGTCAACCTTCCAGCGACCAATTCGGTAAGCTGGCACCTTGCCAGCACTGATCAACCGATAAATGGCAGCTTGGCTTACCCGCAGCGTCGCGGCAGCTTCATGAATCGATAGCAGACCGCTTAATTGAGATTTTCTCAATGTTGAGGCCATGTTGTCAACCCCATTTGTGTTTGTGTTTGTCAAAAAAAAGCAAAAGTCAAGGACATAAATAGCTGCATTTGTGTCCGAGGTTTAAATTAGGTTTTTGGATTACGTTTCTGAAACCACAATGCAATCAGCGAAGCTTCAGCACGTCCATCGTCTTTGTTTCGCGCAAATTGTTTGGCAGCTAACGGCCAAGTTTGTGCAGCTTTAAGCCTTGCAGCGTCCTTAAACGAGGTCATTTTCAGATCACGTTTCCACACTGCGCTAGTCACGGTGGTTGTTGGGATGCTCATGCCTGCAAGCACACCGAGCACTTGACCGTAAGCCTGCCCAAACGCAAACATGCTTGCAACACCTTGACCTGGCCTAGCGCTCACTTGTTCAACAACCCCCACAGTGCCAGGTTTGTCATAAAAACGAAGCTCAGCAGCGAGCAGTTCAGGCACCACGCGGCGCTTGTTTTTGCCACCGATCAGCATGTCAACCGAAGGCATGTCAAACACATCCACAAGACCGCCATCTTGATTCAAAATAGCCACGGCACCCGTTGCGCCTGGATCAATGCCAATCACAAACATGTGTGCTCCTCAAAGGGTCTTAGCGTGCAAAGCTTCTAAGTTTTTCAAGCTTTGTTCGATTTTCGAGCGTGTTACGCGTTCGCGCTTAGTCACTGCTTTCGCACCCGTATCTAGGTCTTCTGGCGTGTTCCATGCAATGCCGCCACTAGCAACCTGAGTGCCTGGGAATGCCGCCTTCAGATCACTTGCTTGATCCATGAGGCTTGCAGGACACTGGGCAAGTTCTTTGCTGGTAAAGCTTTCACCGTACTCCGCAATTTTTTCTGTGCCATTGACAAAATGCTTGCCACTCACTTTGTGCTGATAAGCAACCCAATTTTTCCCGCCATCGACCGCTGTTCCAAAACTGATAAGCGCTGGGATGAATAGGTGATCGCCGCAGCCAGATGCTTGGTGCGATTCACTTAGTGTTTTGTCACGCCAGTTTGCTTCAGGCAAAGTGCATTGCCATGCGCCTTGAGCAATTGGTGATGCGTGAGCACACGTCCTACAATTGGCCTCTGCTGCGGCATCGCCATGGCAAACATGGTGGTGCATGCACCCCTTGCATTGCCAGTGGGCCGGATCATTGCTGATGCGCTCGGGCGGCGCAAGCATGTCAATCAAACCCTGTGCGTAGTCGATGGTTTGCTCGAAATGCTCTTTGTCAAAGTAAACCCATTCCGAGTAAAGCTCGTCAGTGTCTTTGTTAACCGCTAAATAGAGCCCGCGCTCAAGCTGCATCAAACCCATGTAAATTTGCATTTGGTCAAAGTGCTGAGGTTTGCTAGCCTGCAACTTCTTGGCTAGCAAATCAGCAAAACTTTTAGCGTTGTGTGTCTTAAACTCTAATACGGCTGGCGTCTTTGGGGCCTCGGGCAGACCTCGAGCTACAGCGTCAAGGCTTCCTCCAAAATGGCCATTGCAGGCACTGACACGCCATTGCTCGTCGGTTTCTGGATCTTTATCCCACACTTGCACACCAATCGAGCGCAACTCTTCAAGCAATCGTGGTTCTTCCCGCTTGCCTGTATCAAACAAACGCAATATACGCCCAGCAAATTTAGGCGTGCTGGCCCAGCGCCAAGTCAGCCAAATGAAGCGAGCACATGGATGTCCGATGATGGACGCACCCATATGGGCGCGATGTTCCTGTTTTTTGTTTTCATACCAACGCACAATGGCTTGCGCGGTGGTGTGTTGGCTTTGTGGCAGTGCAACCATTCTTAGCCCCAAGGTTGTTTTTTCAACGATTGGGGAATAGCCACTGGTGCAGGTTTTTCAAAAAAATCTGGACCGTTAACAGGTCTGTATTGTCCAATTCTGCAAAAGTCAGTATTTCTCGAATCAGGTTCAAGTGTGATCATCAATTCTTTGTCAAGCAATTCATCGGTGTCCTGCTCAATTGCTTTAATTCCAAGAGCATTACATAATTTGTCTAATTGTCTCTTTGCAGCATCTTCCGCTTTTTTACTAGGATTTGAAATATTGAACCTATCCCAATACCTTCTACCGCTAAAGTCTGAAGGCTCTATCACTTGCATTTCAAGCTCAATGAATTGACCTGTTCCAGCTTTTGTTACTTTCAAATCAGTTTTTGTAATGACAACATGATACGTACCAGGCTTAAGCGCACTAGTATCAACTAGGGGTGTATCAATTTTGTTGGCTGTAAAAGAAAAAGCTGCCATAACTACTCCTTAAAACTTGTTGCTAATGCTTGTTGAAATGCCGCCCAATTGAGCGGCATGTTTTTCAAACCAAACCGATTGCCGCCTGGATGCCCTGGATGGGGCTCCACATGCAACACACGCTCGCCAGTTGCTTGGGCTTTGATTTCTTTTGCGCCGTAACTTGAGTCTTTTTCGACTGTTTTAATTTTGTGATGAGCCCAGCCCACCACATCAGCCCACTCCGTCACAATCGCGGCTGCGCGATCGTGCAGCTTCAAAACATATTGGTCATACCCTTCGTGAAGAGGACTTTCAAATCGCTTGATCTTGTCGTGTGCAATACAAATGACAGCGATATTTTTTTGACGCAATGCGTCAAGCCCTTGCAGCAATGTGCGCCATTCATCGGCAGCCGCGACATAGCCTTTGCCAAAGCCTGGGGCCTCAATCGATGACCACTTGTTGACTTCACACACGCGCTCGTGCAGCAATGGCTCAAGCCAATCAAGCGAGTCAACAAACACGCTTTGGTAGTTATGGTCTTGTTTTAAGAGCGTTGTGATCGCTGAATACACATCGCCTAGTGTCTTACACAAAGGAAACGCTTCTGCGTCAATCGCATCTGCGCCATCTTCTGTCAAAATTCCTATAGCTGCGGGTGCGCTGGCAGCAAAGGTTGTTTTGCCAACCTTGCCTGGACCGACAACAACGATCTTTGGGGCGCGTATGCGTCGCGTCTTGCTAATAGATGTGAGGTCAAACGCCATGGCTTGCCTCTTTGAATTCAATGGTTACGCCTGTCTTGGCGGGCTTTGTGGTCACGGCGGGCGCAATCTTTGCCCACATCGTTGGCGACTTCTGGCGTATGGCCTTTAGCTTGGTTTCGTCTGCCTCAAGCTTCATGCGCACTGGGCGCACGTCCTCAGGCCAGTCGATTGTCAACGACTGCAGCGCAATCAGATCCACCTTATAGGACAGCTTGCCGGTTGTGCAAATCTTGGTACCAAACGGTGTAAGTACCGTGGTGCTGCCTTCCTCGTGAGCTGGGTGCAGCACAAGAATTTTGTCCTCAATGGCCACGCGTTCGTCGCGTGCTTTAACTTCTTTGTTTTTTGCTGCTTGCCATTGCAAGGCAAGCTGATCAATCAATTCCATTGTGATGTCCTCATTATCATTAGATTATCAAATCAGTTTTTACAAAATTGAGAGAGTCTGTCCAGTGCCTCGGCCAAAGCGGCACTAGCCGAATTACTGCTTTTTTCTGCATCAATTCACGCGTCGTTTTTGTAATGCCGCCTGGTGCATGCCAGCTATGCGGTTGGCTGTAGTCGGGTAGATATGTCGTCCCTGCAAAAATCAATATGGGTTGCAGGACTGTTTGCATCTTTGGCTGCGTCACCAATTTCATTGCTTGCCTCTACCAATTGCATTGCAAATTGTTGTTCGATAGCTCTGCGGCGGCTGTCCAACACCTCTAGCTGAAAGTCCAGCCACTTTTTGATGTAGCGTGGATCTTTGCTCGGTGGTATCCAACCGGTGCAGCGGTTCCACGTTGCCATCACGTCAGACCCGCTAGCGTAGGCACGCAGTTTTTCGTCGCTCATAACATACCCCACACAAGTAATGCGTACAGCGCACCAAACGCGGCGCCGCCAACCCACAAGGTGAAGTCTGACGACTGATGTTGATGCAACGGCTTCAGTTCATCTTCCATGTTTATTCCTGTCCAAGATAAGTGTTGAGGGCATCGCGCAACTGCACAACCTTATCTCGGCTCATTGGCACGCCTGCGTAAGATCCCAGCTTGTAAATGCTTACCCACATTTCTTCACCCTCATCTCTGAGAAGTAGGCGGTCGTAGTTTTCGAGTTCAATGCATGCTCGAAATTCTTCTTTCATTTGCTTCTTTTTACTCACAGCCGAACCTCTTGACCTCTTAAATAATTTTGATAAGATCACAACGTTTCGATTTTCGCAATCGTAGGTAAAAAAAAATGGCGTGTCAACAAGAAATTTTAAGTAGGTTTGATCCAAATGATGCGAGAAGCCCAGGCCACGGAGACATCGGTTCTCAACATTTGCAAAGTCACAAGGTTTTGCACGTTGTAAGTTCCAGACCTATAGCCTCGATAGATGATGCCAACGAGCGCTTCCCCGGTTGCAGTAGCGATCACACAAAGCTGCCCAATCTTGTCCGCAACGCTAGCTTGATTAGGCTCTACAAAGTAGATCCATCCATCGACCGGGTTATTGTTGACGCGCAACTGCAGTGCGTAAGAATTCGTTGGGCAATCGGCTGGCCCAAGCACCGTGTCATAAGTGTTTGCGGGAAAAAACGTTACGGTCATCGCTTGATCAATGTAGCCTGTTATCCGTATTTGGACAACGTCATCCAGTACTTTGACGCCAGCTTGACGCAGCACTTCAGACACTGGCGCATTAAGCAAAGACGAAAGCTGCAAAGCTTCTTCGTTCGTGATTTTGCGATGACCTCGCAGCATCAAAGAAAGTGCAGACGCGTTAACACCCATGATTTTTGCAACATCACGACCTGACAACTTGCGTGCTTTCATGCGGTCTCGAAACCAGGGCGTGTTGATCTTTAAGGGTTGGGCATTCATATATGTGCATTGTGAGATTTTCTCAACACCGAGTCAAATGCATAAACACTGTATAAACAACCAGCATCAATTGATTGATTTGAAAGGCAAAAATGAGTATTCCAACGCTACATACCCTCAATCCAGCGTACAAAATAATTGAGCGTTTAGGCGGCAAAAGCACGGTTGCAACAGCGTTGCAACTGCACGTTTCGACGCTTAGCCGGTGGTGCCAGCCATGGCCCAACGGCACCGGTGGCGCAATTCCGCAACGGCACTGGCCTCAAATCTTGCAATTAGCGGAAAAAAAACAGGTGCGTATGCGCTTGGTGGACCTTGCCCAACCGCGCAGTTAGAACGTGATCGTGGCAGCGGTTTTGAACAGCGACTTGCTCGCTGAAATTTACGCGAACTTGGACGATGGCACTGTAGGGTGGATCTGTGCGTTTGCAGATGACCCAAGCAAAGGTGATTGGTCAGGGCGCATTTACGCCAACAAGCCTAGCCAAGCGCTAGTCATCAACTCGGCAGCAACAACACAAAACACCTATTTTTGTGTGGCTGCGCTTAAACCATCCGGTGCGCAAATCAGCCGCAAGAAGATTTGTTTTGAGCGGTTGTGTGTGTTACTTGCCGATGATGCTGACCCGAATGAGAT